CAACAATACACCTATTGTCACTTGAAAAACTTTTAACTATACCTAATTTGCAAAATATACTTTTGTTAACTTAATTAACACGCGCATGAACCCATCAAAACCAACAGCACTAAAAAAACTACAAGGAACTTATAGAAAAGACCGCGCACCTAAAAATGAATTGCAGCCAACTATCGAAGTGGGATTGGAAGCACCAAGCGAGTTAAACGAATGGGGTTTAAAATTATGGAACGATATTGCAAATGAATATTTAAAGGTTGGATTAATTACAAAACTTGACATTAGTAGCTTAATGGCTGTTTGCATGGAATGGGGCGTTTATTGTGAGGCGATGGATTTACTTTCTGCTCAAGGTTTACAAGTCACAGATGAAAAAGGAAACCTTCAAACCAACCCCGCGCGTAAAATTGCAAGTGACGCATTTAAAAATTGCAAGTCAATGTGTATAGAGTTTGGAATGACACCTGCAAGTAGGACTAAAATAGAGTTACCAGAAAAACCAAAATCAAACGATTTAGAAGATTTACTGAATGACTAAAGGCGAAAGATACATAAAGGACATTTTAAGCGGCAAAGTAGATCACGGCAAATGGATTAGGTTAGCCGTTGAAATGCACGTTAAGGACTTAGAGAGTTCAGATGAATGGTTTTTTGATGAAAAGGCCGCATCCAAATATTGCAAGTTTATTGAACTACTATCACTAACTAAAGGCGAATGGGCAGGTAAAGATTTCTTACTTGAAGATTGGCAAGCGTTTATTATTGAGTTAGTCTTTGGTTGGAAATCTAAAGAAACGGGTTTTAGAAGATACACCGAAGTAACTATAAACGTGGCTAAGAAAAATGGAAAGTCAGAATTTGCAGCCGCGATAGCTTTAGCAGTTTCAATCTTAGACAAAGAGCATGGAGGTCAAATCTACATGGCAGCAACGGCACGCGACCAAGCGAGTTTATGTTTTACCACAGCTAAGGAAATGATTAAGTTCAAAGATATGTTTAAAGGTCAATTTCAACCAATGGCAAATAGTATCTTTGTACCTAAACTAAGCGCATCCATAAAAGCAATAAGTAGTGAAGCATCCACAGCCGAAGGAAAGGGTGCAAGTTGCGTAATCTATGATGAGGAACACGAACAAAAGGATAATCAATTAAGGGATAATCTTCGTTCGGGAATGGCAGCACGTAGGCAACCGCTATTTATTTCTATTAGTACCGCAGGGGTGGATAAGTCAAAACCATACTTTAAACACATAGAAAAGTGCAAAAATATATTAGAAGGTCACGCGGTTAATGATAGGCATTTAGTAATTATCTATGCAGCACCTGACAATGCAGATTGGGAAAAAGAGGAAACTTGGAAAATTGCTAATCCTAATTATGGCGTATCGGTTAAAAAAGACTTCCTTAAAACCCAAGCACAAGAGGCAAAGAATGAACCTGCAAAGCAACCCGTATTTATCACTAAACATTTAAACATTTGGGCAGATAGTGCAAGTACTTGGATAGATAGTAAGACATGGCAGGCGTTAGATCATAAACTTAAATTATCAGATTTTGAAGGTGAGGATTGTTACTTAGGTTTAGACTTAGGTACAACTGGCGACTTTTCAGCATTGGCGATTCTATTTGAAAAAAATGGAAAGTATTACACGTTTTATAAGTTTTGGATTCCTGAGCAAATGGCAGGCAAGCGAACCAAATCGGACGGGTTAAAGTTTAAAGATTGGTCAAGGCAAGGATTTATAAAACTTACTGATGGGAATAGTACAGACTTTACCGAGATTGAGGAAGATATAGCGCGGTTATCTTCAAGGTTCAATATTATATCTTTGTCTTATGATAGTGCTTATGCGTCTATGTTAATAACTCGATTAATCAATGAATGGGGTGTAAATTGCCGACCATTTAAGCAAGCGATTCCAAGCACAGCAGCACCAACTAAACAGCTAAACGAATGGATATTAAAAGGCGAACTTTTACACGACAATAACCCCGTTATGAATTGGATGTTAGGCAATGTTCAGATTTGGACAGATGACGCAAACGGAAATTATAAAGTTCACAAAGGCAAGTCAAGGAATAAAGTAGACGGGGTAAGTGCATTAGTGAATGCAATAGGGGATTACTTAATAGATTACGCCAATAATTACGGGGATGGTAACATTTTAATAGCTTAATTTAAAACTATGAGAGCAAAAATAAACAACCGAAACGACTATTTTAACCGACACTTTCAGCTATCAATTAACATGAAGCAAGAAGACGCATGGAAATTAGTAGAGCAAGAGTTTTATGAGGACAACGGCAAACCACTTTACACTACTTTTGAATCATTCAGGGTTAATAAATCTATTCACTATGGCAATAAAGCTAACAGATAATAAAAATTAGTTTATATTTGTTGCGTTGTTTGATTTAAAGATTGTTGTTTTGTTCATTAAAGCCTGCTCATTTATTTGGGTAGGCTTTTTTGCTTAATAACATTTGAATTGAATGTTATTGCAAAATTGCTACTAATTTACTTGTCTATGCAATATTTGTACTCGCATGGCAATATTAGATTTATTTAAACGTGGCAAAAAAGAGCAAAGAAGCATCACTGCATTTAATGGAGTGCCTGCTAACTTTACTGATTTCACGACTTCTTTAAATTCGTGGTTCGGTGCGTTTGAAAATAAATCAAAAGTTGCAGTTACACCAGAAAGTTCACTAACCTTAAGCGCATTTTATGAATGTGTTAATGCTATTAGTGAAGATATTGGAAAGCTACCCTATGAAACCTTATTAAGGAAGGGCGGGAATTATTACGCAATGCCTAACAATCCCGCAACCATATTATTTTCAATTAGGCCGAACGATTTTACAACTCCGATAGTGTTCACTCAAAACTTAATTAAGAGCGCACTAATACGAGGAAATGCTTACGCATTTATTGAAAGAGATGAGAACGCAGTACCAATAGCTTTATATTGGTTAAGGGATGAAAGCGTTACACCCGTACTTAAAAATAGAAAAATGTTTTACGTTGTCAATGATTTGACAATAGAAATAAGTGGAACATTTAATTCATCCGACATTCTACATATTAGGGGAATGGGTGACGGCTATATAGGTAAATCGGTAATAGGTTATGCAGCCGAAAGTATAGGCAAGGCGATAGCGACTCAACAATTTGGTGCAAAGTTTTTCGGATCTAATGCTTTCAACTTTATTTTAAAGTTTGCTAACATTAAAGATGAAACGAAACTAAAGCAAGCAAAAGAAGCATTTCAAAGGACTTACGAAGCGGATGGAATGGCTGCATTTGGGCAAGGTGGCGTTGAGGTTGAAAAGATGGCAGTAACCAATAACGAAGCGCAATTTATAGAGAGTCAAGATTTCAACGTTGCAGATATTGCGAGGTGGTTTAGGATGCCTTTATTTAAACTACAAAAAGATACTAACGCCACAACTGAAGCACAAGAAATAGCCTATGTAAACGATTGTTTAATGCCTTGGATAATTAGACTTGAACAAGAGATTAAATCTAAGTTATTAAAGGAATCAGAAAAGTATTATGTAGTGCCTAAGTTCGATACTTTCATGCTATTAAAAGGCGATTCTCAAGCACAAGAACGTAGGGCAAAAACTATGTTTATGGTAGGTGCATTAACTCCAAATGAAGCAAGAAAAATGTTTGACCATAATACTATTGAACAAGATGAATTAAACATTACCTACTTGCCAGCTAATATGCTACCAAGCGACCAAGTAGAGGAATTTTGGGAAGCTAAACAAGCAAGTGACAATCAAGTAAAATTAGGAAGCGCGGATTATTCAGGTAGTGGAAACGAAAATAATAATATCTAAATGGAAAGAGAATTAAGAAATGTACAAGGTAAAGTTGAGGTTCGCATGGAAGGCGAAGGCGAGGAACAATACCCAATAATTGAAGGTTATGCGATTGTATGGGAAGCAGAAACTTTTATTGGCTCACCTTCATGGGGATGGTATGAAAAAGTAAGCCGTAACGCTTTACAAGGTGCAGACATGAGCGATGTAGTAGCTAAGTGGAATCACGATACTAATTACCCTCTTGCACGCACGGGAAGCGTTAATAACCTTGAATTAATTCAAGATGAAGTAGGACTTAAGTATAGGTTCAAGGCAATGAATGAAGATGGCGAAAAGTGCGCGGAAAACATAAAGTTAGGAATTGTTCGTGGTTCATCATTTGAGTTCACAGCAAAGAAAACTTCATGGACTGAGGATTATAAAGAGGGTAAAGAACTTAGAACTATCGAAGAAATAGAAACGCTTTATGATGTTGCCCCTGTACTTAGAGAAGCATACCCACAAACAACGGTTAATGTAAGAAGCCGCGAATTTGTAAAAGAGGAAAAAAGAACGCAACCAAGCATTATAGAATTAAAATTAAAATCACTAAAAATAAAATGAGAAAAAACTCAAAACAATTAAAAGAGGAACGCTCAGCAGTTGAAGGAAAGATTGCTGAACTTTCAAAAGTTGAGGCAAGAAATGACGCTCAAAATGATGAATTAATTTCATTAATGGAAAGCCGCGAAAGCCTTACCAAGTCAATTGAAACAGAATTAAGACTTGAGAAGTTAGAAGCAGAACAAGCAGCAACTGAGGCGCGTAAAGCGGGTGCAAGTGGTGCAAGTTTTGACCCTAAATCAGCAGAAAAGAGAGAAATGGGTACTTTTAGCTTAACAAAAGCTATTAACGAAATTGCATCACACAAAGAAGGTAGAGGCCAAGGCTTAACTGGACTTGAAAAAGACTTAATCCAAGAAAGCGAAACCGAAGCGCGTTCAATGGGTTTAAGCGGTCAAGGTATGTACCTTTCAAACGATGTTATCAATGCAATCTACTCAGAAAAGCGTACAATGGTAACAAGTACAGCTACTTTAGGCGGTAACTTCATCCCTACTCAAAAAGTTGGATTCTTTGAGGCTTTATTTGCTGCAACCGTATTGAATGAATTAGGTGTTCAGTCTTTGACTGGCTTATCTGCTAACACGGATATGATTGGTTTCACGGGTTCTGTTACTTCTGCATGGGCATCAAGTGAAGTCGGTACACAAACTCCAACCGATGCAACCACAGCCGCAAGAGAATTGCGTCCAAAGTTGCTTTATGCTGCTTGCGACATTTCAAGAAGGTTAATGATTCAAACCAACAACTCAATTGATACTTTCATCCTTAACAACATGATCCAATCAATGGCGGTTGAGTTTGAAAGAGCGGTTATCAATGGTGCGGGTTCAACTGAGCCAACTGGCTTGTTAACTTTAATCACTAACACAACTGCAATGGGTACAAATGGACTTGCTCCAAGTTACGCTAAGATTCTTGAGTTAGTTACAAGTGTATTGAATAACGATGGCAGAAACGTAACACGTAAATTCTTAACCAATCCTAAAGTAGTAGGTAAGTTGAAAAATACTACCGTTGATTCAGGTTCAGGTGCTATGGTTATGGGTTATAACGGGTTATTTGGTTCACAAATGGGTGTAATTGACGGATATGGAGTTTCAGTAACTTCAAACGTGCCAAGCACACTTTCTAAAGGTTCAAGTACTGGCGTTTGTTCAGCATTAATCTTTGGAGATTTCAGCCAAGTAGTAACTGGTCAGTTTGGTGGTGTGGAGTTAATTGTAGACCCTTACACTAAAGCAAGAACTGGGCAAGTAAGTTTAACTATGAATTCATTCTTAGATTCAACCGTATTGCAACCAAATGCACTTGGTGACATCGTAGATTTGTTAACTACATAGAATTTTTAACGGGGTGGGATTAATTTCTCACCCCATATTTTAAAAACATGAAGATTAAATTTATAGAATCGCCAATAGGTAAGTTTGGTTTAGCGTATGCAAAAGGTATGGAAGCAGAGTTTAACAAAGAGCAAGCTATCCTACTTATCGAAGCAGGTTATGCGGTAGCTTTAGAAACTGAAACACCTGAAAGTAACGAATCAAACGAAATAGAATCACCTGAAAAACCAAAGCGTAAAAAATGAATTACAGCTTAGTAACAGCACCAAGTGTAGAGCCTATTACATTAGAGGAGGCAAAGCTATTTTTAAGAGTTGATAACGATGTAGAAGATACATTGATAAACTCTTTGATAGCTTCTGCTCGTGTATTTGTGGAGAGTGAAACATGGAGGAGTTTATGTACTCAAACATGGAAGTTATCTATGGACACCACAGAGGTAAAAACATTTGTAGGCCTAACTAAGTCACCAATTCAATCTATTACACACATAAAGTATTTCGACATTAATGGGGTTCAACAAACTTTAAGTACGGGCGGCTTTCAATCTGATTTATTAAATGAACCCGCTCGAATTAAATTTGAGTCAATTCCACAAATGAAGGAAATGATGAACGCAATGGAGATTCAGTTTGTTTGTGGTTATGGAGTTGCTGCAAGTGTACCTGAAGGAATTAAACAAGCAATGAAACTATTAATAGGACATTGGTATGAGCATAGAGAATCAGTCGCTACAAATAACCTATCAGAAATGCCAATGGCGGTTAAAAGTTTATTAGCACCTTACACAATTTATTTCTATCAATATTAAGTCAATGGTTTAGGTAGGTTCGATTCCTACAACTTAACTAATAAAAAAACTATGATTAAGACAATACCAGATGCAGCAGTCGCAGTAACACCAAGCGACACTAACTACATCACAAATATTCAAGGTAATAGAAGTTTTGGAACTCTTTACATTGGTGTAACGGGAGATGTGGTAGCTTTACCGCAAGCACACGCTGAAACTAATTCAACAAGCACAACGGGAGTAGGTGGCGCGGTACTTTATAAAGCAGTACCCGTAGGATTCTTCCCAATTCAAGTTAAAAAGGTATTTGCAACGGGAACAACCGCAACAAATATCATTTGTCAAATTGATAATTAAAAAAATAAAAATATGGCAGCACAATTAGGCACAGCAACCGTCATTAAGATAGGTGGCGTAACAATCGCAAAAGGTAAATCGGCAGGCTTTGAGCAGTCTGTGGACATGGTGGATACTACAAATAAAGATTCAGGAGGTGATAGAGAGTTTCTGCCCGCAAATAGAAGCGCAACATTATCTTTTGAAGGTTTATTTGATGAGGGTGTAAGTTCAACCGCAGGGTTTGACTTGTTAAATGATGCTATTAAAGCAGGCACAAAAGTAACGGCTTTATTTGGTGGCGCAACTGGTAAAACTTACAGCTATCAAGCGTACATTAGTAATTTGTCGCGCACAGCACCCGAAGGAGACGTTGAAACTTTTTCATGTTCAATTCAATGCACGGGCGCACAAACTGAGGCTTAAACATTGTTTAAATGATAATAGGAA